TTACCTGCTTCACGATCCCCAAAGATGTAGGCGCGGTGGAGCAGTGCGAGTACAGGTATAAGCTGGTTGGGAATGTACAGCGATAGGTTAGTGTCGCTCCATACCCCCAGTGGATGTGCCGGTATCGGGGGACGTTGCACATACTTGAGGCGTAGAGTGAGACCAGATGTCGCTGGGCAGTTGAGAACTATAACCTTGTAATCACCCTCACTATCATCTCCTGGTGGCAACTCTGGTATAAGCGCGGCGGCAATGCGATACGTCGATGGGTACCCATTGGCAGGCTTGGGGTAGTCGGCGTGGTCGTTCCATTCAGTCACTGCACCTATCGCCGGTATGTCGTTATTGGGCGTGATCTCGTACCCGGCCCAGTTGATGTTATTGCCCAGCAGTGGCGCACCCGTGATGAACGCCCCATGCGTTTCTATAGTCAGCACATCCTGTGGCAGGACAATGCGGTTGTCGCCCACGGGAATAGGGATACTAAATGCAGTGGTATTAAAGTAGCCCTTGCCGTGCCTGTTGTATACCTCATTGCAAAAATGCGGCAGGACTATGTACCAAAACTGCCAATCATGGGGGTAGCCGCCAACGGCGGATTCGTCATAGTTAACGAGGAATCTCCAATAGGCGCTATATAGCATGGCGGCTACCTCCCTGTCGTGGCGTTGTGTCGGCCTGCCGACCTGTTGACTTAGTTATTGTACTACTTGCGTCTCCTCGCCTTGCGTGCCTCCTCCAGCATGGCATCGTCGTCGGGTTGGGCAGGCTTGAGGAACTTGGCGGTGGCTTCGTCGGTGGGTTCGGCGGTGGCATCACCTAGAGCGTCGCCGCTGGCCATGGCGTCCAGGTCCACGTCGGGGTCAACCGCGAGTTCGTCACTGGGAGTAGTCACGGCCTTGTCGGCGGAGAGCTTGGCCACGATGGCGCGTAACCGATTGAGTTCCTGTTCCTGCGCGTTGAGGCGGCTTTTCTGTTCCCGTATCAAGGGGTTGAGTGTCGATGTGGTCTCGTCCACGATGCGATCAGCCATCCGCTGGGCGTGCGACTTGGTGGCCTCAACCATTTCTTCAGCGACGAGTATACTGGCCACTCCACCTTCGGCGATCTCGGCGTCGCGGGAGTCGTTGATAGCCTTGATCCACAGTGGATTGTTGGTACGCAGGACGCCAAGGGATACGTTCTGGCCAGGGGCAATGGTCTTGGGCACCGTGGAGAATCGCATCTGCACAGTGATGATGGCGTCCTTGTTGCCGCTCACGGGCTTGGGGTTGACGAAGTGGACTTGCTTGGTGAGACCCGGGTACGTCAGGCAGTAGTACTCCCTGATGGGCAGGCCCGGGCGGTGGATCATGGGGTCGCCCATGGAGAGGAGGGACAGGCCATTAGATGGGTCGGCGAGGTATTCGGCTACGACGTTATCGGGGATAGTTGCGGTCATGCGGTGTGGTTTCCTTTGCGGTGAAGTTAGTGACTAACAGGTGGTGCGGTGCTGTCAACGGTGGGGGCAGGCGGCACCGCATATACCACCTGCCCCCGCTCAACCCAGGCTGGGGAGAACAGAACCATGTTGTCCAGCCCTGGCGAGTTGTTGGACTACTGGCTACCAGGGTGCCGTGTAGTCGGTGACATTTTGCAGGACCCCGTGCTTCTTTTCGTGACGCACCTTGAGTCCGCAAATCATACGGGTCTGATCGACAATACGACCGGCCCCGTCTTTGATGACATCTTCCAGGACAGTGGGTTCGCCGTAGCTGAAGCCATTGCCTTGCAGGAAGACGATTTCGACATTGGCAAAGTCCACGGCAAAGGCGATATGCCCAAAGCCCCGTGTCTGCCCAGTGAGGGTTTCGAGCGTCTTGTCATGGATGAGACGCAGGTCGCCAAAGCCGGTCTGGACCATACGGGTTTTAATGCCGAACATCTTCTCCGTTGGCCCCACCATCATGAACTGGTGCTGCCAAGCGTTGATGGCATTGATGACCATGGCAGGACAAATGAGGCCGAGTTCGCTGCCGCTGTCGTGGTATTGGAATACCCGTTCAACAAAGCCGAGAAAGCCCTTGTACGTGAGTAGTCCACCAGCATCTACCACGTTGGTGACGATCTCTGAGCGCAACCCGGCCATCGTCCGCATCTCACCGTTGACGTCATTGAGGTCCTGCGATGCCTTGCCCCAATAGGCGGTGCGGTTGTAGTCGAGTTTCATCTCGTTCATCATCTTGGACTGGAGTTCATCCCGTAGTCCTTGAGGAGATGCATACTGCTGAGATGCCGCCTGTTCCAACGTAATGCGCTTGGTCTTGCCGAAGTGCTGCATGTACGTCTGCTTCGACATCGCGATAGTGGACTTGCTATCGGGAGCGGCGGCACCTTCATTGAGTGCTGGGCCGTTGATTGACAGTGCAGAGCCAGAGGCAATTGCCGCACCCACCGTACCCGCAAATGCACGGGTGACAGTGATGATGTTGGTCACCGGGTTGTTGGCAGTGACACGGACGAGTTCGCCCATGGCCACGGTGGCATTGGCAGGCGGGAAGTACAGGACATCACCGGGCACTACCGGCTTGGAGTCAACGAGGGTGATCGAGGTTGCCACGCCATCGGCGACAGCGGCGGCAGTGATCACCCATTGTGTCATCCAGTCATCCTCTTTCCACTCGATGAGGGTGCTGGACTGGCCCTTTTTTCTGGACTTTTTTAGCCCTTCCACGAGGAGAGTAGTCAATGGGGCGATGTCGGGGCGGATCAACATCGCGTCAACGCCGACGACACGTACATTGTCGCTGGCGGCAAACATCTGTTGGGTATGGCGATTACCCAGTGCGTATGAGATAGGCATGGCGGTGAGGACTCCCTAGGGTAACTGAGTAAATGGGTTGGGCTAGGCCACTAGTGACACCATGCGGGAGTGCCGGTTAGTGACTAACCAAAGATGCTGGTCGATTTGTTGGCGGCAATGCGGAGGCGCTCGGCGTCCGGGTTGGCGAACCGACGTTGACCATTAGTGGAGGTAGTGGCACCACCACCTGCTGCACCGGCGGCGCGTTTAGCCAGGATAGATGCTGCTGCGGCCTTAGCGGCGCTGGACACTGTGGTACCCCGCTTCACTAGTGCTGCTGCGGCCTTAACCTTGGCCACCCGGCCCTGTGCATTCGCATTGGCCTTGGCTGTTCGAGGCGCTAGGTCATGGGCGAGACGGATGCGATCAATCTCGTGCAATACGGCGCGTCGGTCGGCTGGGAGGTCGGCATATTCCGGGTTCTCACTCAACCGGTTCACCCTGGCTACAATGGCCGGATTAGATCGTAGTAGAGCCTGATACGTGGAACTGCCATCCTTGGTGGGCTTGACAAATTCGGCGATGTCAGGGTCTGTCTTCTCCAGCTTGGCAAGCTGTACTATAGCAGAACGCTCGGCGGCTTGTCTACTGCGGAATTGAGTGGCACTCTTGTTGAGGTTGTCGAATTGATCTAGTTTAGGTGCGACATCGGCGAGTAGCTGCTCTTTGAGGTAGTTGAGTACCACGGGGGACTTGAGGTTGAAGACGAGGTCTTTGGCAAACTCGTAGCGGCGGTGTTCCCGCAGTTCTTCAAAGGCACGGCGTCGTTGCGGTTCACTGAGCCGCTGGTCCATGGAGTCGCTGTAGAGTTGGGCCTCCGCGGTGTAGTGCAATGCGGGATCTAGCACTATGGGGTCGGCATCTCGCGCATCGGCAGGTGGGCGAGTACTAGGTGGGGGAGTAGTACGGGTGGCGGGGGTTTCACTGGCCTTCGCACGGGCAGTGCGGACTTCACGCTCGATCTCGGTGAGAGACTCTTCAGCAGTGGCGGCAGTGGTTGGGGTAGCCTCGCTCTCCGCTAGGGTGGCGATTACTTCCTCGATGATGGACGCCTGCTTGGGGGTGAGGTTCTCGACGTCGTAGCCCAGTTCGTCGGCGATGGCGGCACGATGGTCGGCAGGGTCGCTGGCGGGGGTGGCGGTGCGGGGCTTGGGTGCAGCAGGTTTGGCCTCGCCCTCGTCGTCTACTTGCTCGTCATCCTCTACTGGCTCTACTGGGTTGCCGTCCTCGTCTAATGCGTCTGGGTTACTGGACTCCTCGGTGGCATCCTCCATAATGTTGGGCTGGTCACTGCCTATGGATTTGATTTCGTCCATGGTGGTGGTGCCGGTGGGGTCGCCGAATGTTTGCATTGCCATGTGGTTTCTGTTCTCCGTTCTACAAGTTAGTCACTAACAGTCGTTTACTGTAACACGTTTAGATGAATGCCGATGCACTGCGTATAGCAAGTTCCTGGGTCATGAACATCTCCAGGGACTCTAATAAGCTGTCGAGCATGTTCAACTGGGCAGCGGCGACAGTAGCCTTGGTATGGGCACCAGCAATGGCCGCAGTAACCATCTCCTGGGTGAGGGAGCTACGGCGATCTGCGATGTAGTCGTCCAGCATCGGCCTACATAAGCGGTACACCTCCATGACTTGCCTGCTGTCCTTCCAGTTCCGGGGCGGCTGTTCCTGGAACACTAACGGCGGGTACCCCATTGGGTGCTCCCCCGGGGGGACCCCCGGCTGGAACAGGGGAAGTTGGGTTGGTGTTGGCTGGTCCCTGTGGGGGTCCCCCAGGTTGGTTGGGTGCAGCGTTTGCTTGTCCATTCGGTGGGCCTCCTTTGCCCTTGCCTTCTATTGCGCCTTTGAGGGCTTCCATCGGGTTAGCCTGAGCATTGGCCTCGGGACTACCCGGTGGGGGTGGCGGTATCATAATGCGACTAATGTCCTTGCCCTTGCCCATGGCTTTGAGTACGTCTTTGATGCATTCGTCGATGTGCATCTTGTCCGGGTTTTCCTTGGCCAAGCCGTAGATGAGGTTCGCTTCGTTGACCTTGTTCTGCTTGGCATCGGGGAAGATGGACGTGGAGTCAATGATAATTTCTCCATCATCCTCGTAGTCTTCCGGTTCCATGGTCACCATTGACTCATCGACTTCTTGCAGTTTCGCCGACTGCCCACTGAGCATGTGGTACTGGCCAAGATCTAATGCCAAGTCCTCATTGAGTTCACTGCGGAGCAACTCGCGCATCATCTCGCAGTCTTCGCCGATCTTCTGGACAAACATCGACGTGGTCTGCCCACTAAGTATCGCGGTGTTACGGTCCATGATCTTGGCACCAGTGGCAGTGTTGTTCTGGCCAGGAGTAAGTTCCGCCATGTTGCCAAGGTTGGAGTCACCAGTGGTGGATTGAATCAGCTTCATCGCCGACTCGTCACTGTTCATGGACGACAGGGCACTGGCAATGGCGGGGCCGCTTTGCTCAAAGCCGAATGACTTGCCGCCACCTCGCGTGTAGACGACCCGGAAGCCGCTAGTATTGCGGGTAAAGAACTCAGGGTTGGACCACAGTGCTGCGTCGTCTGTCCATAGAAGTGGGCGGGAGATTGCGTCGATGAGATCGTGGCGTTGAAAGAATGACTGGGCATACATGTCGGCGAGGGATACTATGTGGTGCGCGGGGGACTCGCCAATGCCGCCGAGGATGGACTCTACAATGCGTAACTCGGTGCGTGCAACTTTACCATCACCTATTAGAAACGGGTAGTAGAAGTGGCCCAGCCAGATGTTGCCGCATTTATACTCCACGGTGGCATCCTCACCACCACGCCCCGGGTACTCGATCTTATGCACCCCCCAGCGCACTTCCATGTCGTCGGCGTTGGTGCCCTCGTTGGATGGGTTGTTGGAGGTGGAACGTTTGATGAGATTGTACAAGTTGCCCCGCAGGCGCTCAGATTGGGAACCTATGGCGCGGACGTCACCATGTGGCTTCTCATCCATGACACGTTGTATACGGGTGCCTAGCTCTGGGTCGTAGTTGCCGTCGGGGAGCTTGTGCCGTTCGTACAGTTCCTGGAACCACTCGATGCCGACACGCATGTACTCCCCAACATAGGCACAGGTGGAGAGAGTGTCGAACTCTGGCTCTGGGAATATGTCACCAGGGAATGTGTACTTGACAGAGGGGCCTACGTAGCCGCGTTCGTCATAGATGAGACGTAGGCGACCCTTGTGGCCGTATTGCTGGGCGAGGACGGGGATGGCTTGCAATGAAGCATCATCCATGGCTTCCTCATCATTGGGGTCGATACCGGCGGCGGTGACAATGTCTTCGATGATGGTCGCCAATTGCGGCTTGTACGTCTCCAGTACAGCGGTGATCATGTCGTCGGTCATGCGCTCTGGGCGGACGAGGCGTATTCGCTTAATGGTCGTATCGTCCCAGCCCCAGCTATTGGGACCCCAGCCGGTGATCCAGGTGCTGGTCAATGTCTTGTTGACGACACGGGATTTACGCTGGGCCTTGTCGTAGAAGTACATGTACGAGGCGGATAGGCGGTCGGCGCGTGCCGGGTCATGGGAACGACACGTAATGATGGGGACATTGGCATTGACCCGGGCGACCACACGCTGGCAGGCATTCCACAGCACGGGCAGGCCATCTGTCCTGTCTTGTCTCTGGACACGATTGGATGCGGCACGGAGGATTGCGACACTATCGCTGGCAAATGCCCCATCTAATGTACCCGGTGCAGCCATGGTAGGGTCGTTGAGCACGACGGGCTTGCGAAAGCCACTATATGATTCCCACGTCTTTTCCCATACGGGCCAGAAGTTGTTCTCCAGCCAGGATTCACTACGATGAATACGGTCGTCCATGTTACGGGCGCGGTCGTCATCGTGGTCACCTTGGGAGAAGTCTACGTTGCCACTGGGGACATAGGGTCCGCCCCCGGCGACGTCGATGCGATCTTGTTCGGTCATGGCGACTCCTTGTTAGTGACTAACTAGCTGTTGCGGCGAGGAGAACTGGTTGGAGATGAGGTAACGGTTCGATGCCATCATCTCGGTGTAGAATATGTTACCACTAAGGAGATACCGGGTATTGTCCAGCATGTGGGTACGGAACTGCGATACACGCTGGTTGAGGTCCTTGGCGAGTGACGTCGATGTCGTGGCGTAGCGGTGATTACGGAACTCGGCACGCAACTCAAGTAGGGATTCGGCGATAAATAACCTGGGCCTAGTAGTATGACGCCAGGGTTTGGGTTCCAGTAGCTCGTCGATCTTGTCATTACCAACCGCATGTGACTTACGCGGGTCCTGGCAATAGATCCCATACTTGCGGTACTCGTCATAGATGAAGAGATCGGGTGTGCCCTCGCCACTAATGCGAAACCCCTTGCCTGCTTGGTCCATAAGACGAGATACGATGCGTTCGCCACCATCGCGATGAGTGTACTGGTACATTTCATAGGGGGTACCGGGGTTGGTGGCCACTATCTCGTTACCCTCTACGAATGCAATGTACTCGGCGTAGGTACGCACGGTGTAACGGTTACACTCATCCTCGTCACGGAGCCGTCTACCAGTACCATAAACATTCGATGGCCAGGACTCTCGATAGAAATAGAAGTCGTACTCGCGAGTAACGAGCATCCAAAGGGCAGCGTGCTCGGTACGTGGATGAGGATCAATGGACATAAAGAGACAGCCGTGCTCGGGTATGGATTTATCGGGGATGACATGGATGGCCTCACTGTATTTGGGGTGAACTAATGCGCCACCGAGGGCCTCTGCATCAATCTCCATCTCGCGCTTCCACATGGGCGATCCCATGCCACCAAATACCTTGGCAACCCGTTTCAACTTCACCGGGTCCCGCATGGAGGGGTCGCAACTGTAGTGGACGCGAATGAATACCCACCCTTGGGGCGAGAGGTGCTTTGTCAACCCCGGTATTGGCCCACTGACGTCATTGCTCATCCCCGGGGTGGGTACCAGTAGTCCAGATAGTCCAACTTGTGCAAGACTGCCATGGTCGAAAAGGTGAGTGTAGGAGTACGAGTCCTGGTGTAGAAGTGGGTTGTATGACCACGGGATCTGCTTGCATTCCTTCCAGATCTCGTTCAGGGGGCCGGGTTTCGCTGTGGCTATTAGCCAGATATATGGGGTCTTGGCGGCGAGAGCATTTGTGACACATTCGAGTAACTCGTCCTCCAGGGATGCTTCGTCAAAGATGTAGATGGTGCCGTGCTCGAAGCGGATCTTGTCACTGCCAGAGGCAAAGGCGGCGGCACTGGAGCCGTTGGGGAGGTTGCATTCGGCATAGGACTGGCTGAACAGGTCCAGGGTCAGGTCGCCAAGCCATTTACCCTTTAGCCTGTCAGTGCTGTTCATCAACAGGACCTTGATCTTCTCGATGATCTTGGCGGCGCGGGGCTGGTCGGCGGATTGCACAATGACACGGGTGTCGGGTTGAGTCGCCATCATATGAGCCGCTAACCCGGCGGCGGTCCACGACATCATCAACGTGCGAGACTTGTATGTCGCATGGATGAGTGACTCACCCTTGGGTGGCCGCACCATCATGTCGGCGGCGATGTAGTCGAAGTAGGGCGAGAGCGGGAAGGGCTTGCGACTGTTGGCGTCCTGCTCGTCTACGGTACGGGTGCCATTGCGGAGCCAGAACATGGCCGACTTTGGGGTGTTGATATTGGACTCGCGGAAGATTAGCTCATCGGTGAGTTCCGCGATGTCGGCGGCGAGTTTGACATTAGCTAAGTTGGGGAGCGGGGTGAATTGGGGAGTGGTGGCCATTGCGGTTAGTCACTAACTGGGGGTGAAACGTCAATTATACCTTTGACCCCAGAGGCACGTAACGTACCGCCTGCCTGTTGCACCAGTTCTACGAGACGTAGGCGCAGTTCATCGGTGGACAGGGCGGCAAGTTTATCGCCTATCTCATGCTCGACAATGGCCTTGCTGGGGTGATTTGCCCCTAGGGTGTCAAGGAGTTTGGCCGCTGCCGTAATGCGGGTACGGTGATCCGGGGTGAAGTGGGCATTGCCCTCGCGATCATAGGTTACCCTCTCGGCGTTCATCCCATCATCTATCACTGCGAATGCCTTGGCAATGCGTACACCTACTAGTGCCGCCGCCTCCTGGGCTTTAACATACATGGCCCGTTCCATGGTCGCCCGGGCAATAAGTTGGCCCTTGCGTATGCGGGACCGGATGTAATTGGATAGCTCGATCTCGGGGATGGCGAAGCGGATGGCTACGGCGGCAATGTACTCGTCGATGTTGTCGCTGGTCGGGGGGTAGGCGGCCT